CCCCTCTTCCCACCGCTTGGTATCACCAAATTAAGCTAGAAACCAAAGGGGAATTATATTGTGCCACCGGCCCAAAACCAGTAAAAGCACCCATCTGAAAATCATCTCCGGGAACTAAACTGTAATAACCACCAGCAGAGGTTGAAGATGTTAGGATGGTGAAAGCCTCCAATTGATTCAATGAGGCAATCGTAGGGCTCTTGGTATATGGCGCATAATACGGATAACGCACAGATGCAAGGACACTCTGCTCCCTCAACATAGGTACACCTTGCGTAGTGCTATCAGCGGAGGCACCTATAATGTTAACTGTTTCACCCACAACGGGCAAATAGTTTAACAAAAAGGAACCACGCCAAAAGCGATAAGCGGGTAAAAACAAATTAAGAAAGGACATGGTGCCGGAAGAAGCGGTAGTGGGAATACTCCACAAATTGGAGAGGGGAAAACTCATAAAAGTACCGGTGGAATTGTTAACCAAGGGCCACCCCAAAGCTAATTGGTACCAAGTAGCGGTGTTGGAAGCAGGTACTTGATTCCAAGTGGGCCTACTAACCAACTGTTTCACGGAAAGAACAGGTTCCCCAATCACGCGTTGGAAAGTGCATAAGCCACTCTGGGCGTAAATAGTGGAATTGCTAGGTCCATATCCATAACTACATCTGGAAGGCGCACCAAACATGATCCCCTCCTTAGAAAAAACCTCAACCACAAAATTACAAGTGGAAGCAACATCAGTACCAACTAAAAGTGGATCAATGACCCGAATAAAAACTACTCCATTATTGATTGGGCTCCCGCTAGTGGAACTAGAAATCATTTCATCGGGGTGATTAAAAGGTACTTCCAAATCATATACACTACCCTCCCGCAAATCAACAACGATGCTGGGATACTCGTAACGAACATTGGCGCCAACAACTTCACCATTTTGACTGTTGGGTTTGGGATTGTATCCAAGTAAAACGCGGCCTCCCATAAACTTACTTCGGGCGAACTTAAAACGAAAAGTTAAATTACCCCGCCAATACTTCATACACTGAGAAAGGATAAAAATGGGCGTGGGCAATACAGCTACATTGGTGGCATCTGAAGTAATGCTTGCAGCAGAAACCTGAGTGTAAGATGAAGTTGTGCCCTGTGTCTGGAAAACAAAATAAGACGGGTTAACACTACAGCTCCATTTATAACTAAGCGGAGCATCGCTAGGCGTTAAACTACCGCGATAGATGCAACCCGGAATCGATGTCAAAAAATCAAAAGACATCTCATCGACTCTATTAAACCCAATATCCTCAATGACAGCAACTTGGTTGTTATCAATCATGCCAAATTCTGCAGCATTAGTAATCGTCAAAGCCGTATTGTAAGTTCTACCAAAAGTGCTCTGAATCAATTTATTCGCGGAGCGATTGGGTCTACTATAACCAAATTGGGCAGCTAAAGATCCTATACCTGAAGCTATCCAACTGACCGGGTTCAAATACTTGGAGAGCACAGGAATCCTGTCAGCAACACCGTTGGCTATCTTAGAAGTGTACTGCATAATGGTGGAGACTGGGCCGACAGCCTTAAATTCAAGTCCAGACTGGGCAATAACTGTAACAAGCCCGCTACCAGGACCAACCAATTCAACGTCGGAATAAGAAATATAAAGACTATACGAAATAAGTGAAGTCGTGCCAACAGGGGCAATAACAGGTGTGTAAGCCCCCACCACAACTCGCACGTATGGATCAGGATTTTGGCCACCAAGCCGCACAAATTGTCTGTGAAACTTAAAATCATAGCAAAGCTCCACAGAATTACAATCAGCTATATTAAGCTCAGCATTTGGTGCCTGAGACCACAAAGGAGCATAAGAACTCTTGGAAAGGCCCTGAACCTGATCGACATCAGAGTACGGATACAAGACCAACTTAATAATGCCTGCTGCCTGCGGCGGGGCCGAAATAACCAAAGTAAATTTCATGCAAAACCGTATGCCGACAAAGCCGGCTGCGTTATTCAAGTTCTCGGAAACAATAACAGTAGACTCATTGAGACTAAAAGTATCAAAAACACCAACTGAGCCGCTATTAAAAAGACCACTAGCAAAAAGAACTGGTCTATCAAATAAACGAGGAGGAGGCTTGTAAACTTCCAAATCATGACTATCGTCCATTGTAGTTAAGTAAGCTTTGTCATGAGACACAGCAACGAGGGTGGTTTGACCATCGTCCTGTTTGGAACCATCTGGTTGTAAGTTACCAGTACCTATAAGATTTGTTTTGTTGTTTAAAATTTGTGTGTTATCCATTTTTGTTATAACTTTGTGTGAAAGACCCGACTGGGGAATAATAAATTGGCGCTCATGCCCAACAGGTTCGCCAAACCCGTCAGCTGCGCTAGGCTCGACTAAAAACCTAGCTTCAAAATCAATATCCATCTCTGAACTCCAAGCGGGGACGAAACCCCTAAAAGCAGCCTGCCACAGCAAATATCCTGTGTCAATATCCCTTAACGCAAACTTGGTGTGTAAATGTAAAGTTGACCCAAAATAAGCAAACAGTGTGGTCGTCACGTGATGAAAATAATCAAAACCATGTGCCACTGCCTCGCGCATGACGCACGGAATGACAGACTGTAAATGCTCTTCTTCTGTAGTCGTCTTCTTGCGCCAATTGAGCATATCTTCGATAGAATCCACATTTAAAGCGGCATAAACATATCCATCCTTGAGCACAAAATTGCGCTTGAGAAACTGAACGTCACCAGCCGCACCATCCTTAGTAGCAACAACGTATTTCATACCAAAACCATCAGCAACTCTGACCATATAATTAAAATCAAACTGCTGAAATTGCTTGGAAGTGGAGAAAATATTGTCATCACCATAAACAAAAAGGGTCAAATTGGTCTCCAAATCTAACAAAGAGGCCTCACCGAAAGCGTCAATCCACCCAGATATAAAAATAACCTTATTGTATATGCTATTCAAAATACTAGTAAGTGGATGACCACTAGGTAAACTGCCAACTTTCTGATAGACCTCAGAGGACTTAAAAGAGTCACCACCAATGTGATTGCTCATATAAACCTCTCGCAGAGCTCCTTTCAAAACCTTTTGGTCCATAGCATCAGAATACAAAGCCTCAGCCAAATCATCGCATATACTCTTAAGTACGGCAGGATGTTGGCGCTTATCAAACTGCTTAAAATCGCCATCGTATATCTTAGTGCCGAACCTAGAGAGCTTGCTGTGAACAGTACCCCACTCATTGGAATACGGATTAATACCAATAAGGCATCCATGGTCCATCCGGTGGCGCATAAACTCAGCAACAAAACCCAATGTGTACTTCCTCACAAGTAAAGAATAATGTAATGGTGATGTCGCGATGAGTCTGGTTGTAACTGTATCAATCTTGCTCTTACCCAATAATTCGTCCTTCAAAACATCTCTAAAAAGCACTCTGGGTTCATCGAGGCCATTAGCATAACGATGCTCTAGCTCAATAACGTCCTTTTCGACGCGCTGTGCAGCTGGAGAATCAAAAACCCATTCAGTGTCTCCGTAAATCGGGCGCTTGTTGGAATAATCCAAACAATACGGATACCCCGGTGAAGTGCCCCTATTAATACCTCTTCCATAAGGATGGGCAAAACCACCCACTTGAGAAGTGTAATCCAACTTCTGGATAACTTCCATGTCTAAATGC